TGCCAGTTCGTGAAAGTCCTTTAGGTAGTCCATTACTTGCTCATGAAGATCGCTACACTCCATCCGGAAGCCTTCAATCGTTTTGTCCAGAGCCTTGTTTTCCCTTACCAACTCCTCCACCCGCTCGGTGGCAACCTTCGCCAAGTTCTTCTCATGGGAGAGGTCTTTTTCGCACTTGATCAACTGACCCTTATACCTCTCAACATCTTCCGCGGCAGAATCTACGAATTCCTGAATCGCATACTTCTCTTTGCCGAGACGCTCCACATCCTTTTCAGCCTTAGCCCTCAATTGCTGTTCTTTCCTAAAGTCGTCCAGAGTACTACGGTGAAGCTTCTCTTTTTCCTTCAAATCCTTTTCCAACATCTTTATGTTCGCCTGGTTCGCTACCTTTATTCTCTCCAGCTCTGCAATCTCTTCCGTGAAAGCTTTCACTGGTAGCGGGTCAACGCGGCGGTGGTAGAGGTTTCGGCTATTAAAGTTGTAATAAAAGCCTGCCACTAGATCCTCATGGTCTGAGTCTATGACCCTTGTCGTCCATCTTAATTTAGGATATCTTTCTGCCTCCGCCTTGCATTGTAGGCGAATCGCATCCTGGTTGCTCTCAGTAAGCCCCCAATAATCGAGCTTCCGGGCGTCGATTTGCTCCCTCTGCTTGCGGTAGTGGTTTTGTTCGTACTCGTGTTTGATTTCTTCAGGTGGTTTCATAATTCAGTATTTGATTGGTGTTTTCAAAGTGCGCTCACTCATAATTGCTCTCCTTGTTAATCAAAATGGCATATCTCCCTCTTGGTCATCATGCCTTGGTTGAGGTGGTGGCGCACTGCGTTGTCGCGGTTGCTGTGAGGTCGATGGCAATTTGGCATTACCAAGGATGGTACCCTTGACTCCGGCGTCTCGCTCTTGTTTGGTGACATCCTCAACGATCATACCGTTGTTGCCATATTGATCCTGTTGGTCACTGAGGAACAGTACGGCATTGAGATACGTCCCCTTGTCGCCCTTGTAGAGGCGGGTTTTGTCAATCTTGGTGACGTCGATTTTGAGTTTAACTAGCTGCATAGTGTGTGTTGGTTATAGTGATAAAATATAGTCATGAATCCGTTTATGGTAGTGGGCGTCGGCAAGGGCGTCGTGGGCTTTCTGCGGCTTAATATCATCTGGGACTTCCAGCCTAGACGCATCCAAAATCTGCTTGAGATCAATGCAGTACATCGGGAAGTGCTCAGGCAGATCTATCATTCGGCCAAAAATCCAGCAAAAAACAACCCAGTCGTGATCCGCGTAGTAGCCGTAAAACTCCGGTGATTTATCATCGCCAATAAAGTCCAATATCAGTTGTTTCTGCTCATCTTTATTTGGACGCTCAGAGGGAGGCATCGAAGTCAAATGTGGCTGGACATTTGAAACAAGCCAGGAATCTTGTTCACAATGGAGATCCGCCTGTGGGTCTTCAAAGTACAGTTCCCGCCCATCCTTGGAAACCATGCCGAGTGAGATTAGCTCAATCGAACCAGGTTTTTCGTAAAATTCAGTGTCTAGGTAGTATTTCATTATATTTAGTGTCTGTGTGGTTAGTAGGCTCCCCCTGTTGAGTCGCCGTAATTATCTGGGTTTTCTGGAATAAATTCTGATCCTGACACCAGTATGTACCTGGTCGGGTCTACGCCATCCTTCCAGTGCTCAGTTGAGATTACTCCCGTGTATTCAGTGAAGCATTGAATGGTGTTTTCACACCGGTCGGAAATGTAGAGCTTTGGCTTATTGGTGCTGGAGAGGGGTTGTGTGTCGTCGTAGTCGAGGTATTCATTGATCTTCGGAACCCCAACTTCAATACCTCGGCCCCCGGTGATGGCTGCGGTAAAATACATGCCGACCTCCGCCATTTCATCAATGAGAGTGGATTGGCCTTCTTTTTTGTTTTGTGGCTGCTGCGAGAAGTAGGGGTCCATCCATCGGACAATCGGTGTAAGCCCGTGATGCTTCTCAATGTCGAGGATTACTTCCTTCCATTGATTAAAGCCGTACCCAAGGGGCTTTTGTGCTGGACCCTTTTTACCTATCGGTTGTTTTGCTGCATTTTGGTGGGGGGTTGCCCATTCTCCAAAGCTGGAAAAGTCTGGAAACTCACAAAAGAGGTACGCATTGCCATCGCTGGTAAACCCTACCCAATGCATAAACCATGGCTTCCCGTCGCCGGGGTCAACCCCTTGGTAAACCGTAACTGGAACCTTTGGGTCTCTAATAAACGGAATATCATGGTGCGGGATGACATTGGCTTCCCTGGAGAACTTCGGAAATTGAGCCCCGGCAGATTTTGTAGGTATCCCGTAAAGGCGAGCTTTCCTGACATCCAGTGGACGATTTGCGTAAGACCGGACAATCTCCTGTGCGTCAATGAATGGATTGTCCTTTGTCCACCAATAATGGATGTAGGTGTTTGGCCACGTTTTGCATTTCTGTAGGGTAGGTAGTGGCTTGCCGACATCAGGCGCAAACCGCTCTTCCAGTGTTTCTGCTCCCTTCATTAAGTCCTCGACCAACGGGGTGTATCCCTGAAGGGTGGTAACGGTCAGAATTAAGCGGCCATGGAAATCGCCCAGCCTACCAAAAAGAGTTTCGAAGAGCGGAAAGGGAATTTCCTCGTCGGCATGTATTAAGTGGCCACGCAGACCCTCAAAGGATTGTGGGTTATTAAAATACTGTGAGTAGTTTTTGAAATAGCATGCTGACCCTTTTTCATATCCATCTTGAGCAGGCAAGATGCAGGCATCATTGGTGAATCCTTTCAGTTGGGTGTAGGTGAGGTTAGTCACTTTGCCACGTTTCTTCTGTGTGTTTTTGAGATCAAGCGGCAGGTTATTGTAAAGGTACGCTTGGTTGATTAAGTTGGACCTCTCCTCATTGTCCTGAAGCGAATACGTTACCGCTTCCGGAATCTTCCGCATGATATCCAGATTTAAGGCGGAGGCGAACGATGTCTTCATGGAGTTGTGGTGGAAGCAACCAGCGGCATAGTAGTTGTGCGTGTGTGGCACTTCCATGTCCCAAACTTCTTCTTCTCCAACATATTTTATGGAGGTGATAGTATTTGACTTTATATTTTCGCCTCCTAAGATTTTGTTGTATGCCAAGACATAATCGAATAGACTACCCCATTCCTCAGATTCAGGAATGGATAAGCCAAGGGAAGACTCAGCAATGGATCGCAGAGCACCTTCAACGTACATTAGATCCAAGGGTGACGGCGAAGTTGATTTATAAAGTGTGCAAGAAACATTGCATAAAGTGCCAACGAGGAGGGCCAAGGTCTGGTCCTGGACATCCAGAGTGGAAAGGCGGTGAAGTAGTTGCAAGATCAGGCTATGTAAAGGTGTATCAGCCCAACCATCCGAGTTGTGTTGCTGTAAATAAGAAGCGAAAGCAAAAAGCAAACGGGAAGTATTTCCGAAAGAAAGTGTATGTTTGGAAACATCGTCTTGTTGCCGAAAAAACTCTCGGACGTTTTCTAAAGCCTCATGAGGTAGTTCATCACAAAGATGGTGATATCCAGAATAATTGCCCCGAAAATCTAGAAGTGTTCGAAACGAATGCGGCCCATCTTTCAGCGACTCTTGTAGGGAGGTGTCCAAAATGGACTGATGCTGGAAAAGCCCGTCTCCTGCACTCAGCTCAGTTAAGGGCCGCCAAATCCCATTTGAATCCAGGACGACATGCCAAGGCGAAGCTCGAAAACTTGCCCCATCTCCCAAAGATACATGGAAAATTGGCAGAATTGCCTTTACCCAAGGTTGAGCAGCTGTTGTCTTAATTACATCCCCTTTGTGGTGTGAAAACACGTGATGCACCCCTCTTATGGAACTCACAGGGCGTTCTACCCCCGTTTTTGCACATAAGATGGGCGTGTCGCCTGTGATACACCGGTTTCCGCCGAAGATAACCTGACACTTTGCTTTCGTCCAAAGATCCAGTACCTTCTGCCACGCTGGGGTGATAAACATCCAATCAAGCGGGTTGATCTTTTCGGCGGCTGGTTGCTCAGTCAGTAGGGTGACTAAATCCTCAACCTCCTGTGTAGACAACTGCTGTTGTTGCTCTGGCGTGAGTTTGCACTTCAGTTCCCCTTTGTCGATGATTAGCCGGTCGGCGGGAAATGGGATGCCAAATGATGGCTGGATACTGTCTGCTTCAGTTAGTTTAGCCATTGTCTTGTTAGCCCAAGATATTCTCTTGGGTCGGGGTTCCATCGAAAAAGCAAAGGTTTAATTCTGCCTCCTCGCGTGTTAGCCATGAGTCGCGGCAAGCAGCCCCCGACATTGAGTTGACCCACGCATCAACCCACCACCAACGGAAGAGGAAGTGGCGTTGGTGGATCACGTATTCTTTCCGCCCGTTTGGGTGGATTCGTTCGATGATTCTTGCTTTCATAATATCAAAAGGGCTAACAAGTCAGTGATCGAAACGCTTCGCGGCCGATACTTCAGCGTTCTGCCATTGCTTTCATTGCCCATTCTCGCAAAGTCTCGCTGTTATTATCGCCATCCAGTTCCTGTATCCAGCATTCACTTGGGGAATCTGTGCGAGTGTGCACACTTAACCAGTCAAGGATTTCTGAGTCAGTTGGCTGCCTGGTCGCATCATCCTTTAATTTAAGATCCTCCCACAAATATATACTCTGGCATTTACTACACTGATACCAACGCCTGTCCATTGCTACAAAGTTATGGAATTTGTCATTTCCGCAATTGGGGCAACTCTTGTTCATTTGTCTTCCTCCTCAATGATACGCTCATACACTTGGATAAATCCGCTATAGTGATCAATCCCATCAATAACAGTCACGTCGGCGTTCTTAAATGGGCCGTAAAGACTTTCTCTGTGCCTGTAAATGAACGGGATGCCCATGTGTTTTGCATTTTGTCTCGCCTCTTCTATTGCCCTGCGCTTCCCCTCTTCGCGGCTGGGGTGGCAATAAGCTTCTTGAAATACACACTTAAAGCCCGGCGGTGTTTCTTGAGTTGTTATCTCATGTTCGTCTGAGGGTAATGTTTTCATTTGTCTTCCTTGTAGTAATCACACAACCCGCCAGGTGCGTTCTCAAAGCATGAGCCCCGCTTTACGAGCTCTGAGCAATTGTGTGTAATCTTCCCTGTGATCATTGATTCAAATATGGAATACCAGTAGCAGCCGTCGCAACGGGTTGCATAGTCGCCCTTCCGGTAATTGGCTTTCTCGGCTACCTCATCCATGGGTACATTATAGGATAAATAGTGACAACCCAAAGCAGTAAGGTCATGAACTTAGCATAACGACTATCGCCCCAGAATTTAAATGAAAGAGCCTGTCTATATACTTTGGGCTCAAGGATTAGTACGGCAATAACCAGTCCTGCGCATGCCCCTGCGATTGTGTTCATTATACTATCCATGTCTTTTGTCTACCTGTAGTGCCCACTCCACAGCAGGTCCGAATGTTCGATAATCCCAACTGTTAGCATTTACCTCAAATCTTTCGCCAGAGTGATGCACTAATTCATAGTGCACTTGCCCGTCTGTCTCATTATGATACTTTAGTCTTTTACCCTGGGTTACACCCTTCCCTCTCAGCCATTGGGTAAGCATTGGCTCATTCATCCATCCTCCTGCGTTAAATGCTTCCAAAAGGCTTTGTGACAGTTTCCTCCGTAGCGACCGGATTAGCTTATTCTTGCGGCGAAACCCTTTGTGCATCTGCCGCATGCCCCGTGAGTAGTTAGCGATAAATTGGCGCAGGATTCTGTTGTCGTCACCTTGCCCCTCTCCACTGTAGGTAATGCGACCAAAATCGCCATCAAACACGGTTACGCTGTATTTGCAGGATTTCGGATTTTGCAATGCTTCGAAACCAATTGCAAGGCGGTGATCTTTTGATATGTGCTGATCTATGAGCATGCCAGACTCTCTGTATGCATCCTTCATTTCCTGATCAATCTTCCGCTCCCACCATCTGGAAACGAAATAGGCTTCAATCTTTTTATATAGTTTTTGAATCAAGGTTTTCATTTCCGCCCTTCCGGTTATATTTCTTTATCAAGCTCAGTTGTTACTACTCTCACGCTGTCGCTTTCGCAGGAATATTTGGCGTAAAATATCCAGCCAGCATCCTTCCCGTAATTAAATTCCTCGTAATCGCTTTCTTCTCTAGCGTACTTCTTCGCAATTCTTTTTGCTTCTGCGACTGCTTTCTCGGGGCTGGTAAAAGGGTGTGCAGTGACGTCACAATGGTGATCTTCCCAGATTACTGTATAAAGCTTCATTTCCGTTCCTCCAATTCTTTGTTTAAGCGTGAGCTATCCAGTACGCCAATAATGATTGTCCGCATCCATTCGGCGCAGCTAATGTTCCTTGAGTAGCACACCTCTTTCATTTTCTCCATATACTCTGCCGGTAGGTAGATTGTAGTTCTCATGCCCTCCCGGACAGTCTGGCCTTTGTAGCCGATAGCTTGCCGGTGAAGCACTTTGGGTTTGACAGATGGTCGTTTCATTTTCACAGTAAAGCGAAATTGTGATGCACATGTCAACAAAACTTTCAATTGTAGAGTCTCAGCAGCTTGTAGCCGATGGGGTCGCTGCGGCTGTAACCCAGATGGAGGCTAACGATGAGGCCATTCGGATTGCTGAAGAGAAAAATATTCCCATCGCAGAAGCTCGCCGAATATTATTGACCGCGTCGATCCAAGCGAAAGAAGAACAGCAGCGTCGAACCTCCGAAAAGCTGGGTATCGCGATGGAGGATGGGGTCAATCGGCTCGTTGAGGAAATGGACAGAATACCACCTAAGGAATTACCCAAGGCGATAAGCAAGGTCATGGAGGTAAAGCAGCTTTTGGAAAACAAGCCGACATCTATATCAGAGAGGAAGCACACCATCGGCGGCAAGACGCCGGATGAGCTGCGGGAGCGGCTAGCGAAAATGACCCAGGGTGCTATTGAGGTGGAATCTGAAGTGGTAGAAGAAAAACCAACCAAGGCAAGATATGAGTGATATACATAGATGCGTGCTGCAAAATAAGCAGAAAGGTCGCAACTCATGGAAATTGCCTGCTATCGCGCATGTGTGGTTGACGCAATCATGGAGGAAACCAATTTCTTTAAACAATGAAAAATATGACATTCAAAGAGCAGATCGAAAAACACAATATCAACCCTGGTGATCTCGCTAGCATGTGTGGGGTCAAGGAGAAGACGGTGCTGCTGTATATGCAGACGAACAAACCGAGTAAGCGGATGGTGGCCGCGTTAGAGGAAATGATTCCTGCGCCACCGGAGCAAGAGCAAGAGAATGAACCTGCGCCAGAGTCTGAGCCTGCTGAATTACGTGGCCGCATTACCGGGATCCCGCTCAATAAATACCTGCGGTTTGTCGAGCTTGAAAACGGGACCAAGGTGACAGCCAAGTGTAAGGCGGACAAATTTAACCGGAAGAACTTGAAGGTGAAGCTGGAGCTGCAATCTGGGAGTTATTACGTGAGGGGGCTGATTTAAATGCATCTTGACCGCCGTGTACAAAAAATGTACTTGAGTGTACATTATGGATACAACGCAAGACGAAGAGTTGTTGCTGGCCACCGATACCCCGGACATCAGCATTCTACAGCAAGTTTACGCCACCACAGTCACCGACCTTGAGGAGTGGCGGCAGCAACGGCAACTCGACTACAACGCCCGGCGCAACATTTGGGCAGGCAAGTCTGACGACTTCCGAAAGCACAAGGTCAACTCTGAGACCGGCAAAGTATTCCCATTTGAAGGGGCGGCAGACCATGAGGTCTATGATATCGACGATCACATCCGGGCAAATAAATGCATGGCAATGAACGCCCTTCGCCGGGCTACGATAAACGCCACCCCGGTAGGCCATGACGACACAGAATCCGCTGCAATCAAGTCACAGTACATGCGGTGGAACATGGAAACCAAGATGCCAGGGTTTTACGAGCAAGCAGATCTTGCGATTGATAACTTTCTGGAAAAGGGGTGCATGATTACGCATCAATACTGGGAGGTGATTGACCAGAAGGTGCGGAAGAAAATCAAGCTGAGTGATGTATTGGCATTGGTGGGGAATGACGAAAACTTACTCATGTCTGGTCAGGCTGACGAAGTTCTCAGTCAGCACTTTGTTGAAAAATACGACATTGAGCCAGAAAAAGCCCTAGAGGTAATTGATGAGCTTCGTCTGGATGGCGAGGCAGAAGTGGTGGCTACCATTGAATTACACAATCGCCCGGGCATGCGAGCCTTGATGCCGGATGAAGATGTCTTTTTCCCGCCTGACACCAAAGATCCACAGAAGGCACCGTATGCATTCCTTGATGTCACTTTGACCGCCGAGGAGGTGGTATCCCGCGGTGCAAAAGAAGAGTGGAATGAAGAATTTATAGAGAAGGCGAAGGAGTTGGCGCAAAACAACACACAGCCGCCACTCACTGATATTTACGGGCATACCCGTGAAAAGTTCCTGCATGAGTTCAATAATAACCAGACAATGCGGATTACCTACATGTACCGCCGGCTTGTGGATAATGATGGCGTTGCAGGTGTTTACTGCACAGTATTCGCCCGTGGCGTCGAGGATCTTTACGCAAAACATTTCCTTCAGGACTACGACCATGGCGACATGCCATTTGTAGCCACACCCCTTGAAAGGACAGATAGTCGGTTTTATAGTGCTCGAAGCTTCCCGGAGGTTGGAGCCTCAGCGCAGCAAATCGTCAAAGCAGAACAAGATGGGTCAATCGATAACTTGTCCATGCGGACCCTTCCGCCATTGCTGCACCCTCCCGGCAAGCCACCCGTGCGATGGGGTCCGGGGGTACAGGCAGGTGTATTTAGGCCAGACCAGTACAAGTATGCTGACATCCCAGCCCCTGTCGGAGACAGCTACTCGATGCGTGAGGAGGTCCGAAAAATGGCAAGCAAATACTTTGCCCGTGCCGACCAGGAAGCAGACCCGACTGAGATTCAGAACAAGCAACAGGACTTGGTGAACCGGGTAATGGAGCACTTCAAAAAGGTGTTCATTCAAATTGACGCCCTCTGCACACAGTTTGGTGATGAGATCGAATACTTTCAGGTCGTCGGGGCAAACCAGATGCAGCAATACCGGAAGGGCGACCCAAACAATCGGTATGACTTTTGGCTGGATTTTGATATTTCCACGCAAGACCCGGCCAATATGGTTGACCGCGTCAAGGGCGTAGCAGAGTTGGCTCAAATGCTTGGCGTCGTCGGCCAATACGATAACACAAAGCTGTTTCAAATTGGTGCCAGTCAACTGCTACCAGGGGCAGCTAATCAATTTATACTCTCCGACCAGGCTGGACAAGAGCGAGCCATTGAGGAAGAGCGGCAGGCTATTTCGCAAATCATGGCTGGCGTTCCCCCAAATGTCCGGGAAAAGGATGCCCACCAACTCAAAATGCAATACTTCCAGCAATGGAAGCAGCAGCCTGACATTCAGCAAATGCTGGCAGCAAATGAGTCTTTGGCGGAACGTGTGCAGAACTACGAGAACCAGCGCATGCACCAGCTTCAACAACAACAAAACGCAGTCACTGGCCGATTGGGTGGACAGGACACTGGCTTTGGCCAAACTACCGACCTACAATGAACGAAGATATTACAGTGGAAGAATTCGAGGATGCCATCGACACATTTCGGCACCAGCCTGCGTTTAAGACATACGTGCAGGGGTTGAAGCAAGACGTGCACACGCAAATGTGTATTGTTGCCCAGGGTGGCACTGACCCGTATCGGCAGTATTACGAGACAGGAATCCTTGAGGGACTGAAGCGACAAGTAGAAAGACTTGACGAAAGACAAGGGGAGCCTACAGAATAGACTCCCTCTTATTGTTTATTTAGGTGTGCCGCCTCGGTTCGTGATTGTCCGGGGCGGCTTTTTTGTTCCCGTGTAAAATACCCGTGTACAAAAAATGTACTTGACGGTACAAAATTTGTACACATAGCATGAAGGCACTGCAAAATATTGCTGCTATGAGTCAAGAAACTACGGTTGACGTTGCTGACCAAAATAACGCAACGCAAAACACATCGGATAACCTTTCTCAATCTGATTTAGAGGCGCAGCTAATAAATCACATGATGGAGCAGGGTAATCCAACTCACCCACCCGCAGAGCCGCCAGAAGATCCAGAAGACCCTGATCCTGAATTGGACCCAGAAGACCCTGATCCAGAAGACCCTGCAATTGATCCAGAAGATCCAGAGGAAATTGAAGATCCCGAGGACGATCCGGATGACGTTCTTTCACAGTATGATATAAATTGGGACGATATTCCTCCTGAGCACGCCAAAGAGATGAACCGCCGTTTAGGTGGCAACTTTCACAAGCGATTTGATCAACAGACTGCAATCATTAAGCAATTGGAGTCCAAGCTCAAAACTGCACGGGAGGAACAGTCTACAGACGCCTCGACAGGCGAACTTGCTGACATACAAAGTCTTGAGGATTTGCAGAGTCTTGAGCGCGACCTAACAAAAAGAAGTCGTGAAATTAACAAGATCCTTCGCAGATCCGAAAAGGTAAACGATGACGGCGACGAATACCTGTACGAGGAGGATGGTAAGTTTTATACCAGGGACGACGTTGAGAATTGGCTTGATGCTACAGAAGGCCAACTCGAAAAAGTTCCTGATCGAAAACAGCATGTTGCCGAATTGGAAAAAAAGCGCGAAGCCTCCGACAAGCTTGCCGGGCAAGTTTTTCCGGAACTCGACAATCCTGATAGCGTTTACTCTGAACGCTATGAGAGCATGAAATCAGATCCTGAGTATGCGCCATTATTTAAAATGGCAAATGCCAAGTATCTTGCAGGCATGCTGCTTCTTGCGGAAAAAGTAATTCAGGGGGCACAAAAACCTCCTGCAAAAAAGCCAACCAAGAAGAGACCAAAATCTCCCGTCCCGTCACAAGGTATTGCACCAGCAAGACAAACACATACTGCGAAAACACAGAAAGCAATTGCACAGGCACAGGCCCGATTCAACGAAACCGGGTCGATGGCAGATCTTCAGGCACTTGAGGAACTCAAATTAAAATTGAACTAAGGAAATAAAATGCCAAGTGCATCATCTCTAAACACAGCCGGAAATCGGGAGTATTTAACCAATACGATCTCTCGTCTATCTCCACAAATGGCACCCCTCACATCATTGTGTCGGACCAAAACTGCAACGGGCCATACTCCAACATGGCAAACCGACGCCTTAAAAGCTCCCAAGACTACTGGGCGGCATGAAGGCCAAGACGCAAAAACCTTTGAAAACAAGGCGAAAAACCGGACTACCCTTCAAAACTACATTCAAATTTATGGAGAAACTTACGGCGTAACTGACGTACAGGAGGCCATACAAACGGCAGGTGTCCCCTCTGAATTGGCTCGCTCCAAGGCTACCGCCATGCTTGACCTAAAGCTTTCCATGGAAGCTTCTTTTGGGTCTGCAAATGACCGGCAGCTTGAAGGCGGTGAAGATGAATGGAGAACACGAGGCATCTTGCGTTGGCTTGGAAGTGATGGTACAAGCACGGGGCAGCACCCGACAGATGTGCCTTCGCGTTTCCGTTGCCAGCATGCGTTCACAACCTCGACACTAACTGAGGCTACGCTGAGTACAGGCATGCAAGCAATCTTCAACAAAACTGGAACTCTTGCAAACTATGTTATGATCGGCGGTACTGGCGTAAAAGATAAGGTGATTAACTTTACCCGCGCAGAAGGTGCCACAACCGCAAAAACATATCAGGTTTCTGAAGGTGCCTCTACTCGCAAAATGACCTACGATGTCACTATTTACGATAGTGCATTTGGCAAAATTGCGATTATGGACCCGTCAGTCTATATCAATAGAACTGATGAGTCTGAAACTGTTGCTACCGATAGCGGCCTGTTGCTGAATCCAGAGCAAATCGCTTGCCACTACCTTGTCCGTGAAAAGGACTATCAGTTGGATGACGAAGGCGGAGGTCCACGCGGACTCTGCAAACTCATGGCTGCGTTCGAGTGTACGACACCACACGCACACGGCTACTTCCAGTAATCACAATCCTATTTGAAAGGACAAACACATGGCTAACACAGATGTTAATCTCAAAACCCTACCGCTCTTCAACCAGGAAGTCGGACGTGGTTACAACGTCAAAGTTGAAATTGATTTCAACGATTTGATCACAAACGCACCTTCTGGCGAAGTTGACGACGATACCCAGACGTATCAAATCGTAGCCTTGCCAGCAGGCTCCTATGTAAGAAGTGTTTACTACTGGCTCAAAGAGGCATTTGATGACTCTGGTAGCGGCAGTTCTCTTACCCTGGAAATCGGAGACGAAGATGACGCTGACGGTTTCCTTGAAGCCAAGGAGATTCACGTTGACGGCACTGAAGTTACAGCGGCCCTTGCTGATGGCGCATATCGCAATGCTGTCAGTGATGAGGCTACCGACAGCAACACTGACACCGTTACGGTTACGACCCCCTCGGCGGTGGAAGCAAAAGTCTACACGGCTGACAAAAACTTGGAAGCGTTACTGACGCCATCCAGTTATAAGCTCTCCGAGTGCACGCAAGGAAAGCTTGTTATCCTGGCTGACATTGTTTTTGCTTCAAAAGCATAACCTTCCCACTAATCCCTCTCAATAAGTGCTGCGGGTCATATCATAAACGATAGCCCGCAGCACTTTTATTTATCATGAATGGACTCAATATTGTTATCCCGCGATTCGATGTTGCGGCTGCAAAAGAAAAGACATCCTATGAAAGCTACATGCGTGACCTGGAAAGGCACCTGCGCTACGAATCGGATGACCGTGAGCACAACCGCAATCTCCGAGAAGTCGAGTTGCGGCGTCGTAATCAAATGCTAGGCTCCCACAAACCTAATGAATTTGGCCGTGCAATTTTAAACATGCCCGCGGAAGACTTCATTCTTTGGCATCAGGAAGAGCCCGGTTGCTGGGGGGATGACCAGTTTTGCAAGGAATGGGCTCGGGATAATCCAAGCCACAGAATTACGCACTAATGAGAACGATTAACGTAGGCACAGTTTCCAGCCCGGCAGCTAACACGCTGCTGTATAACTTCCTGCACACATTGGGCGCAGATGAATTGGAGACTAATGAAGGGGCGGCTGCACTACGTTCGTTCAACAAGTACGCTCGGCTTGCCAGGCAAAGTTTTGGCTGGCCGGAAGCAACTATTTCCAAGCAAATTATCCCTGATGTCCGGGTACGTGCCATCAACGTAACCAATGGCGGCACAGGATACACCAGCGCACCGACAGTCACCTTTACTGGTGGCGGCGGATCAGGTGCGACCGCAACTGCAACTCTTAACAATGACGGTGAGGTGAACGGTATTGCAGTCACCGCAGCAGGCACAGGATACACAGGAGCCCCAACAATCGGATTTACTGACGAGAACGATGGCTCAGGCGCAACCGCAACCGCCGTGGTCATCGGGTATATCGACTACGGCAGCACGATCGGAGACACGGGCACTGTCAGCGAGCTGCTGAAGGTAAAAAAAGAAGACCCCCTTAGCGCAAACACAACGATCACCAATATCCCTTTCCAGGAACTGCATGAGGCAGGCTCCGACTACGGGTTGGCACTTTTACTCAATCGCTCCAGCACTGCACCAGTATGGGCAACATACCGGTACGCAGAAGACATTTACGTTGAAACCGGATCGGAAACCGGCAACCAAAAAGGGGCAATGCCCTATATCTGGTCAGAGTACGTCGTCATGGGAGCTTATGCTGATTGGCTTAGGGCTTCCGAGCAGCACGAAAAAGCCAGAGTCATTTTGAAGGAAGCCAATGACATGCTTATGCTTGAAATCGTAGAGCAAGAGCGTCAAGGTCGGTCCTATCAACCAACAGAAATTCACACACATCAAAGCACAACTTCAATCAGGTAAGGATAAATTATGGCAGGGTCAGCATCACTTTACAATTTCAAAAGCCACATCGTGGACTTTACTCCCACCTTAGACACCAATGAATATGCACAGAACGATGTGCTTTTCGACTTTCAGGCGGTGACAATTCCAGCACTTTCGCAAAAGAATCCACTGCGAGGCACGATCAACAACATCACACTGCTCGATAAGGATGACCAAGGCAACCAGATCTCCCTGTTTGTGTCTGATGACTCCAGTGCAAGCTTGGGTACAGCCAACGGCGCAGTTAGCATTACTGATGCACACGCAGCCACAATCCTTGGCATCATCGACACGGGAGACACCTACGAAGACCTGGTCGGTTCACAAATTGTACAACCAAGTGCATTTTCTCCTATTGCATTTGAGACGGATAACGAAACCCTGTACATCGGTGGAGTCCTACGTGGGGCAGCCACACCAACACACACAGCCAGCGGCATCACGATCCGTTTGCATCTCACCATAGAATAATGGGACTTCCGTTTCTCAGGCATAAGCTCAGTGCTGCTCAAATTGTAAGTGCCAGTGGGCCAGTCACGCCGCCATACGCTAACACAAAGTCACTTGTTGGCGATGGCGTAGATGACTACCTGTCTTTATCGTTTGACGCTAACACAGAACTCGGAACAGGTGCGCTGACGATAGCATTTTTCTTCAAATACATCGATAATTCCAGCACACAGAATTGTATGTACTTCGGGGACACTGCTGCGAAGAATATTATACAAATTAACAACGGCGGCACAAGTGGCGTATTGCAGGCTGTCTGCCGCAAAACAGGCTCGAATGCCATTGCAGAATCGACCTTAACCCCTGCAAACGGAACTTGGTATCATGCCATAGCGACCAGATCTGGCACGACCCTGAACCTTTGGGTAAATAATGCCAATAACGGCACCATTACGAATTCAGAGGTGGACTCTAATATTTCCAGCGCAAACTGCAACATCCTACGCCACCGAACAGGATATGTTGGGCTGTTCCTTGAAGGTAATATTGATGAGTTCGCGGTCTGGAATATTGCTGCTGATTCTGATATGCGTGATGCAATTTATAATAGTGGCGAAGCTCATGACCTGGCTTTAATAGAGCCGGATAACTTAAAACTATACCATAGATTTGAAGAGAAGGACGGCACTACTATTACCGACCTCTCTGGTAATGGATACGATGCCACCCTTACCTCTGGTGCTGATATCGAGGAGGATACACCATAATGGATGTACCAATTGAAAATAGAGAGTATTGCGGGGTGCCTATCGAGGCACTAGAAACAATGGTGTGGAGTGATCTTATTCAGGATAAGCCGGAGTATTATAGCAATGATGGATCGGCATTTGCGGTTAAGTTCGATAACCGGAAACCGAAGCCTGCCTGCTTGGAGCCCTATGACAGCTTCCCCCACTCTGCCTTAAAGGCGATTGCCAGAGATCCTGAATCCATTTGGTACAGAGATCCACACCCTTCAATCAATTCATAGGTATGCTTGCACAATTAACAGACGTGATGGATTTTGCTAAGTCTGGGCAAGACTTGACAGCAACAGGATTACTATTACTGGTGATTGCAGGTTTAGTATTTTTTTTAAATAAATTGCAGTCTGACAAGTCAAAAGCAAACGAGGATCGGATAGATAAACTGGAAGCAAGAGTCAGAGTGTATGACTCATTCTTTGCCCGGTTCGCATCCTGTGCAAATGAGGAGGAGTACAGGAAGGCTTTTAAAGAACTAGCGGAGGCATTGGAAAAGCTATGAGCACCAAAACTGACAGATACATTACATGGACCCTCGGAGGCATTGTCTTGACGATTGCAGCGGGTGCTTTCTATATGTCCACCCAGACCAAGCCTGCTGATGTGTATAAGCTTATTGAGTCCAAAGACCACATTCGGGAAAGCTTGGCTGTTTTTGAGTACAGTATAATAGAGGCCGACTTTGATCAAAACATCACTGCGTGGGATGAAGTGGCGGCGGCATGGTGGGGGTACACGTCTGCCGAGGCATTAGCCATGACGGTTCAGGACTTAATGTCGGCTGAATCGGTGCCTGCCCACGATAAAAAATACAAGGAAGCGGTTCAGAGAGGTTCCGGGACAGCAGTATTTCCAAAATGTAAACAAGCCCAGCATAAAGAGGGGTACTTATTTGAGGTTCAGCTTGAATTGCGTGTCCTTCCCGAAAAACAACGGATGCTTGCTTTAATGAAAAGACCAAATGGCTGAATTTCTCAATAACCCTGCCACAGTGCAGATTTCTGGGAGCCAATGGGAGGTGTTGCTTGAACCCCTTGACTACCAGTTTACGGACGAATCATTTCCTCCATGGACGGTCCCGGCCGGGAAGCTTACTGACGGTCCCAGTGTACCAGCCTTCTTGAACTGGTTGACTCCCCGGCGCAAGTTCATGCTTTCGGGGTATCTGCACGATGATTTGCGAGTCAAATGGACAACGGGCAACGCGGCAACAGATGGGATGCTTCGTGATGCAGTGATGGCCGAAACAAAGCACACACTGCGGGATATGAATGCATTCCAAGCGTACCTGGTGTACCTGGGAGTCAGGATTGGCACGCTGATCAAATTTAAGTCTGAACCCTCGGACGATATCGTATGGGCTGCACAAAAGCGGTATGCTACCCACCTTGGGGTGCCTCTCACCCGCATTGAATTTGACAAAAAACACTGCGAACTCAAAGTAAAGGAATTACCATGAAACTACTAAATTACATACTCCTTAGTACCTTATTGGTACTTTTCTCTGGATGCCTAAATCTTGCGGTTGGTCCAAACGGTGAGATTGAGTTCAAGGCAAATTTACCTAAGTCTGGAGAGAAGTGAAAAAGAAAGCAGGCATACTATCAAGGATTGGTGTGTCTGGCTACAATAAGCCTAAGCGAACCCCAGGCCACCCAAAGAAATCGCATGTTGTCGTAGCCAAAAAGGGCGACACTGTGAAGACGATACGATTTGGGCAGCAAGGCGTTACCGGCGACAAGAAGCCAACCAAGCGGCAGAAGTCCTTCAAGGCACGTCATGCAAAAAACATTGCCAAGGGCGTACTGTCTGCGGCATATTGGGCGGACAAAGTAAAATGGTAACACAGCAGGATAGAGCAGCGGCAGCTCGCCAGTCTCATAATCTGGAGGTCGGGGGTTCAAATCCCTCTCCTGCTACCAATTTGTTAGGCTCAACAAAATGGCTGAATTCATAGACAGACTCAACACTCCGGCTAATACCGACGGAGACCATGGCTTTCAGGGTGTCAACAGCTACCTGGAACCCAGAGTCTTGCCTGCTGGGTTGGTGCAGGACGCACAGGATTTTCGCATGGAAGGCAACCGGGCTAAGGTCCGCAATGGGTGGGACTTTCTTGCAGGCTTAACAGGCATCTCTCCGGGGTACACATACGATGCTGGCAATGAGCAAGTCTTTGCTGGTGGCCTTTATAGCGATCCAGATGACGGCAACAAAGATTGGTTGGTGGCTGTCACGAAGAAAAAAGCGATCATCTACAACGCAGACACAACCTATTTTGTAAACTATTACAGTGATACGGTTAGCCATCCCAGTGTAGACGCAGGCACTGACACGTTTACCTCTACTTCACACAGCTTTCAAACTGGCGATGCCGTTCAGTTGACAACAGACGGCACACTACCTGATCCCTTGGTTATCAACACCACATACTATGTGATCGATGCGTCAGCCAATACATTCAAGCTAGCAACGACATACGCAAATGCCTTAGCTGACACGCCGATTGACCTGACAGACCAAGGCAACGGCGACCATACCATCCGGCTTATCGTGGATACCAGCATGGACCCGATGGTTGTTCAGGCATTCAATAAGGTGTACATCATGCGGTACAAACAGCGACCCTTGGTATGGGATGGCAATACCGCAGCAACTGGAGACGTTGTAACCAGCGAGTTCTCCAGCCTTGATAGTGCCGCGTCCGGTGGTGGCGACCCATTCCCCTCCACGAAAACAGCAATTTACTACTCCAACCGCTTGATCGGGATTCAGCCCGAAGACATCGCAACACCAACCCAGTCTGTAACCGGGGCGCAAACGGTTGTCATGACAGACCTTTTAACGGAAAACAACGTCACCCCTGTTGATGGGAATGGCGGCGGTGAATTCTACATGAACCAGGGTGCAGCAGACTGGACAATAGGCTTTGCCACCTATCAGGAATTCCAATTGGTTGTGCTCAATCGGCGCAGCATCCACATGATCCTCAATACGCATGCCACTTCGATCGCAGAACGGCAAACGATAGACGACAGGTATGGTTGCATTGCCCGGAAGTCTATCGCTCAGGGCGGCGGGTACATCTTCTTTTTATCCGACGAAGGGGTGTTTACCTTGTCAGCCGCCCGTGATGCCACAACAGGTATGGGGTTGACGATCAGCAAGGTTCAGGGAGCAAGCCTTCCATTGTCGCAAAGTATTGAAGACCAGATTAGCACAATCAACTATGCCAGCGATGCCGTGTACAATTCATGTTCAGCCGTGTTCGATAATCGCTATTACCTGGCGGTTCCGACCGGTAACGACACAGAAAACCTGACTGTATTCATCTACGACATGCTGAATCAGGCATGGGTCAGCAAGGACACTTACCCAGAAGGAATTATTGATTTTGTTGTGATGCCGCACAGCGGTGCCTACCGACTGTTTGCTGTGGCCAACACCGGCTGGTATCTCATGGAAGAAAATACTGGGGCTGACGACAGTGGAAGGGAGATTGGCAGCGACTCAGAAAGCGACACAACCGCTATTACTGCAAAACTCAAAACCAGAGATTATCATGGTGCCTCAAGCCTTGTTAAAAAATTCCCACAAATCCGAGTCGGAGCCGACGTGTCAAACGGAGACGCTTTTACAATTAAGCTCAACACTACGGACCCAGACCGAACAACTACGCTTAAATCTGTCACGGCTTCAGGAACTGAGGATACAGTTTACAAGCTTAGATCCAGGGTGCGGGGGCATACGGCCAACGTGGAAATCGATGTCACCGCAGGTTCACCGCAGTTTCGATGGATAGAAGTCAAGGCATTGCCTTTTGGTGGACTTAGCAACCAAACTGTTGAATAATGGCTAATCAAATAGGATCTCCACTTGACCCCCGTAATATTGGTGACTTGGCCTCCAAAGATACAGTCAACAATGGCGACTGGTCTGGCACAGATTTATCGGTAGCCAATGGAGGGACAGGCTCAAGCACAGCGGCTGGTGCCCGAACAAACCTTGGGCTTGGTGGCCTTGCAATAAAAGATGATATCAATGGAAGTGATTGGTCTGGATCGGATTTGTCAGTAGGAGACGGAGGCACGGGAGCCAGTAATGCTTCAGACGCAAGAGACAATCTTGGGCTTGGCACAATGGCTACACAAGATTCGGATAGCGTTGTTATTACCGATGGTGTGATTCGAGGCTTGATTGGTTTAGAAGAGTACACTGTAGCCAGCGCACCTTCGCCCACATCAAACAACAATCGACTGATTTATGTGTCCAATGGGGATGCCGGGAGCCCTTGTGTGGCGTTTAGCGATGGGTCCACCTGGCAAGTCATTGCTCTTGGGGCAGCTATCTCTGCAACCTAACACTTGACACCCTGCACATTATACACGCATACTGCATATACGATCTTCGCACCTGCGAACCGAACAGCCACTAGAACCACCTCTTCTGTGGCTTTTTTTGTACAATGACCGCAATCGAACAGGCAGAACAATT